CCGAGCAGGGCGACCACGACCGCATCGTCATGGCCTCCCGCAAGGCGGACGGCTCGATGGACCAGACCGATCCGGAGTTCATCGGGGACAAGGACGTGGCGATCGCCGCCGCGAAGGAGCAGCTTGGCCAGCAGGCCGCGTCTGCTGTCGACACCGCGGCGCGGGGTGTCACCTCCAGGGCGGGGGAGGGCGGCACCGGGTCGAGTGAGCCGGACGCCGACGTGCAGGCGCTGAAGGATGCGCAGGACGAGGCCGTGAAGGCGGCCGAGTCCCAGGCCGAGCGGGAGGTCCACGAGCGCCACAAGGGGTTGGGTGACTGATGGCTCGCATCCGCCTGCTTGTCAGCGTGGCGGGTGACGGGGTCGAGGGGGACGCCGGGCAGGAGATCGACCTGCCCGGCGCCCAGGCCAAGGTGTGGGCCGACGGTGTTCGCGCCGTCATGGTCCGCTCCGAAAAGCCCGAGACGCCTGAAGCTGCCGCAGCCGATCCAGAGAAGGCCGCCCGCACCCGGACTCGTCGCGCCTCTACCGGAAGGGGGTGACCGATGCCGTTCGATCTCGGCGCGACCGCGCGCCTGACAGCCGAGTGCCGGGATCCGGGCGGCACGCTCACCACCGCCGGCACTGCCACGGTGACTATCACCCTGCCCGACGGGACGAGCGTCTCCCCGAGCGCGACGGAGACCACCCCGCTGGGTACGTACACCGCGGACTACGTCACGGCGCAGCCTGGCCGGCACACGGTTCGCTGGGTGTTCACCAGCCCGGCGCACGCGTACACCGACAGCTTCGATGTGGCGCCCGCGCAGAGCACGGCCCTGCTGTCTCTGGCCGACGCTAAGCGTCACCTGAACCTGACCTCGGCCACCGATGACGACGAGGTCCGCGCCTGGATTGGCGCCACGACGGAGGCGGTGGAGTGGTTCGTCGGCCCGGTCGTCCCTCGCACCGTCGTCGAAGACCACACGGCCACCTCCCCTGGGGTGCTCGCCCTGCGGCAGGTTCCGGTACTCGAGCTGACCAGCGTGGCCGGGATCCTTACCGGGGCGACCGGCTACGAGGTGGACACTCTGTCCCTGGACGGCGCGAGTGGGATCGTGCGTCGCCTCGACGGGGCGACACTGGCCGGCCCGCTGCGGGTCACCTACGAGGCGGGGCGGCGCATCGTCCCCCCGGTTATCACCGCCGCGGCGCGCATCATCCTCCAACACCTGTGGCGCACCCAGCAGGGGCCGGGCCGGCCGCAGCTCGGGGTCGGAGACTTCGACGTGACCGAGCCCATTCCGGGTCTCGGGTACGCCATTCCGAACCGGGCCATGCAACTACTCAGCCCGTACCAACTTCCGCCGGGGGTGGCGTAGATGGCCACCTCCGCGGTGCCCGTGGCAGTCGACGCGCTGCTGTCCATCCTCGGTGCGGCACCCGGGCTGTCTGGGGTGCAGGTCATCGACGGGCCACCGGTCGGCGACATGTCCGCTACCGAGTTCCTCGCCGTGGGCTGGCAGCCGGAGAGCGAAGAGTCCGTGCAGATGGTGCAGGACTTCAACGCGGCCGGCGCGAGGACGCGGGACGAGGACTTCACGATCCTGTGCTGGGCCGAGAGCTGGACTGGGGATCGCAGCATGCCGGCCCGGCGCACGCGCGCTTTCGAACTACTTGCCGCTGTCGAGCAGGCGATCCGCGCCAGCGGAGCCAGCCCTACCGCGCCCACCCTGGGCGGCGCGGTGCTGTGGGCGCACATGACAGGAGCCCAGCTTCGGCAGGCCAACACGGACCAGGGCGTCCGCGTAGGGATCGCGTTCACCGTGACGTGCCGCGCCCGTATCTGACCACCATCACAGAGGAGTACAGCCATGGCGCGTGTGCGTCTTATCGGCCCGGAGCCGGTCACCGTGCCGGAGCTCGGGTCTCGAGCGGTCCAGCCGGACGAGGTTGTGGAAGTCCCCAACGAGCGCTTCGACGGGTACGTGTCTCAGACGGCCACATGGGAGTCGGTGGAAGAGCCGGGTGCCCGCGAGGCCGTGGCCCGGAAGACCGCGGCGAAGTCGCCGCAGAAGGAGGGCTGATCGGTGGCGATCGGATCCGGGCTAGGCGCACAGATCGGCATCGCGGCCGAGAGCTCTTACGGCACCTACGAGGCGCCGTCCAAGTTCATTGAGTTCACGAAGGAGAGCCTGGTCCTCAAGAAGACCACGGCTCAAAGCGCGGGCATCGCGGCCGGGCGGCTCATGGCGCTGTCGTCGCGGCGTGTGGTCACGCAGAAGGAGGCGTCTGGCTCGATTGAGCTGGAGGTCACCAACAAGGCCATGGGTTTGATCTTGCAGGCGTTGATGGGGACCACGGTCACGCCGGCGCAGCAGGAGGCGACCACGGCCTACCTGCAGACGCACACCCTGGCTGACACGGCGGGCAAGAGCCTGACCATCCAGAAGGGCGTGCCGCTCACCACGGGCACCGTCGTCGACAAGACGTTCGTCGGCTGCAAGATCATCAGCGCTGAGTTCTCGTGCGAGGTCGGCGGCATGCTGATGTGCACGATCGAGTTCGATGGCAAAGACTGCGACGAGACGCAGACCTTGGCTGTTGCCAGCTACCCGGTCATGTCGCCGTTCCATTTCGGGCAGATGGCGCTGAAGACGGGCACTTACGCCTCGGAGGCTGCGCTCGACGGGGTGCGCAAGGTGTCGGTGAAAATCGAGCGCCCGCAAGCGGTCGACCGGTTCTACGCGAACCAGTCCGCGCTGAAGAAGGAGCCCATCTCGAACGACCTGGTGAAGATCACCGGCTCGCTCGAGATGGACTACGTCGCCACGACGGTGGACGATCTCCACACCAGCGACGGCGCGACGGCCATGGTGTGGGAGTTCGTCGGCCCGACGATCGAGACGACCTACGCCGAGACGTTCCGTATCAAGCTCCCCGCCGTCAAGGTCGACGACGCCCCGCCGACCGTTGAGGGCTTCGACGTCATCCGGCCCACTTTCAACTTCACTGCTCTGTACGACGGCACGAACGCTGTCGCCATCGAGTACGTGTCCACCGACACCACCCTGTGACGGGAGGTGCCTGGTGGCGCAGTCCGTTCAGATAGCCGGGACGGGGCAGCTGATCGAGCTGAGCCGGAGATTGAAGGCGGCTGGCGGGTCTCGGTTGAAGGCCAACTTTGGCCGTCGTGTGCGTCGGGCAGCTGAGCCGCTGAAGAGCGATCTGCAGGAGACCATCCGGGCCCTGCCTCTCAGAAGCGAGGGGCGTAAGGCTGGGAAGCGTGGCGGTCGGTCGCCGACAAACCGGCCGCTGCGGGCGACGGTGGCACGGGGTGTTCGGATCAGTGTGCGCACGTCGGGCAATCCGGGGGCTCGCGTGTGGTTCGACAAGGATCTCGTCCCGCCGGATCTCCGGAACATGGCCTCGGCCATGAACTCGGCGAATGGTCGGATCCGTCACCCGGTCTTCGGTAATCGCAAGCGGTGGGCGAACCAGTGGACCACCCCTATGTGGTGGGACAAGACGGTCGCTTCTCACCGCGAGCGGATGACTCGGGAGGTCGCTCGGGTCGTGGAAGACGTCCGCAATCAAATCAGCTAGGAGCAGCGTTGATCATCGTCTATACGCCCGCCGGCGGGGAGCCGGAGCACTACGACGTGCGCTCGCTGAAGGTGTCGGAGGTGTCGATCGTCTCGCGGACAATCGACATGCGGTGGCCCGTCATCAAGGAGGGCCTGACCGAGGATGACCTCGATGCGATGCGCGGCATCGTGTGGGTCATCAAGAAGCGCACCAACCCGAGCCTGCGGTTCGGTGAGTTCGACCCAGGCGTGGACGAAATGGTCACCCGACTCGACAAGACCGAGGTCGAGAACTACGTCCGCGAGGCGGTAGCCATCGCGACGCAGGACCCGGACGTGACCGGTGAGCAGATCGCCCACGCGCTGCGTGAACTGCCGCCCGCGGCCCTCGACCCCGAGCACGCGCAGCGGGTCATCAGCGAAATGACCGAGGACCCAAAAGGCAGCGGCGCGCAGCCGCCCCTCGAGGAGAGCTGCGGCCCGTCCCTGCCGGAGAGCGGCCAGGAGTCGACGAGCAGCGGACCGAATACCTCGGCCTCTTCGCTCACGTCCTCCACATCCCACCTGCAGCCGTCGACGAGCTGACGATCGGGGACTTCGACTCCCTCGTCGCGTGGCTGGACCGGCATCTCGCACAGCAGCAATCTGGGGGTGAGCAGCCGTGACGACGATGAACTTCATCCTCCAGGGACGCGACCAGCTCAGCCGCGTACTGGACCGGGCTGGCGACTCGGCTACGCGGCTGCACCGCAGGATCAGCGCCGCAACAACGAACAGCAGTGCATCGATCAACCGCCTCGCCAGCACGACGGCCGACCGTATGGCCGCCATGTCGTCGTCCCAGGATGCGGCAGGGAAGGCAGCTGACGCGCTCAAGAAGTCCGTCATCAGCCTTGCCCCTGCGATCATCCCGGCCGCTGCGGCGATGGCTCCGCTGGTGGTGTCCACGGCCGCAGCCGGTGCTGCGGTCGGCGTCTACACCGCGGCGCTCGGCCCGCAGATCGCTGCGATGGGCGACGCGGTGGAGGCCGAGGAGAAGTATCAGGACGCGGTCGAGGAGTCCGGGACCAACTCGAAGGAGGCCGCGAAGGCTCAGGCGGAGTACGCCCGGCAGTTGGCGAAGATGCCGCCCGAGGCACGGGTCGCTGCGGCGCATCTGTCCGTGCTGAAGGACACCTATCAGGAGTGGTCCGACAGTCTGGCGAAGGACACGCTCGCCCCGTTCACGAAGGGCCTGGCGCTCACGACGGCGCTCCTGCCGAAGCTGACCCCGCTGGTAAAGGGGACGTCCGCCGAACTCGACCGGATGGTCACACTCGTGGGCGGCGGCATGGCGTCACCCGGCTTCGACGGCCTGATGCTGAAGTTCGAGGACTTCTCCACCGGCACCCTGAAGCGCGCGAATGGCGCGATCATCGACTTCCTGCGCCGCCTCGACACAGGGCAGGTCGGCGGCGGGCTGCGGGACTTCCTCGACTACGCCCGGGCGCAGGGCCCCGTCGTGGGCGAGACGATGCGCAGCATCGGGCAGGCCCTGCTGAACCTGCTGAAAGCCGGCTCCGACGTCGGCGTCGGACTGCTGCAGGTCGTCAGCGCGCTGGCCAAGCTGGTGGCTGCCGTGCCTGCGGGTGCTATCGCTACGTTTCTGCAGTTGGCCATCGCGGTCAAGGCGGTGGCGCTTGCGACTGCCGGGCTGGCCGCGGCGCGCGGTCTGATTGCCGCGTTCGGTGCGCAGCTGGTCGCCATGCGGGTAGCCGCCGCCGCCGCGCCTGGCGCGCTCGCGGCGTCGGGCGCCGCCATGATGGCGCTGTCCCGCACTGCGAAGGTGGCCATTGCGGGTACTGGTATCGGCCTGCTCGTCATCGCCTTGTCCGAGCTGGCGAGCGTCGGCAAGAGTGCGCCGGCCGACCTGGACAAGATGACGTCGTCCCTGGCCCAGTTCGGCGCTTCGGGCAGGCTGGCGGGCGAGGCGGCGCGCGTCCTGGGTAAGGACTTCAGCGAGTTCGACGAGGCGCTGCGCGGCCTGGCGCGGCCTGGCCAGTGGGACCAGATCCAGCAGGGGTTCACGAGTTTCTTCGGCCAGGACTCCACCCCTGTGAAGCGGTGGAAGGAAGTCATCGACAGCGTCGACAAGTCCCTGGCGAACATGGTGTCGTCTGGCAACGCCGAGCAGGCTGCCGCCGCCTTCGACTTGCTCGCCAAGCGGGCGAAGGAGGAAGGGCTGACGACGGCCGAGTTGAACGCGGAGCTCGGCGACTACAAGGCTGCGCTGGCGAACGCGAAGTTCGAGCAGGATTTGGCCGCCCAGTCGATGGGCCTCTTTGGTGCGCAGGCGCAGGAGGTGCAGGCCAAGCTCGACGGGCAGAAGCGTGCCGCGGACGGACTGCGCCAGTCGATCCACGCCCTGGACCAGGCGCACCTCATGGCCCGCGGCGGGGTCCGTGGCATGGAGGCCGCGATCGACGCGGCCACCGAGGCGCTCAAGACCAACGGCGCCACCCTCGACGACAACACGTCGAAAGGCCGCGCGAACAACCAGGCTCTCGACGACCTGGCCAACGCCACTCAGAAAGCGATGGAGGCAAAGTACGAGGAGACCGGCAGCTGGAACGCCGCGAACGAGGTCTACGAGCGGGGCCGCGGGAAGCTCGAGGCGCTGGCCCGGCAGATGGGCCTGGACACGGACGCGGCGCGCAAGTTGGCCGACCAGATCCTCGCCACACCGGACAAGACAGCCAAGCTCCGCGCCGACAAGCGCGACCTCGAGACGAAGCTCAGGGACGCCAAGGCCGAGCTGAAGTCGGTGCCCGACTCGCGCAAGGCAGCAGTGCGGGCGAACATCAAGCAGCTCGAGGACGCGCTCCAGCGAGCCAAGGACAAGCTGGCTGCAGTCGACGGTACGACCGCCACCACCTACGTCAAGACGGTCTACACGTACAGCGACACGGGCGCCCGCCAGAAGGGCTCGCACGGAACCCAGCTCAAGGCCAAGGGCGGACTCGTCCACGGACCAGGCACAGGCACGTCGGACAGCGTGCCCATCTGGGCGTCCGCAGGCGAGTTCGTCGTCCGGGCCTCAGAAACCCGCAAGGCCCTGCCGCTTCTGCGCGCCATCAACGAAGGGCGCCTCGACAAAGCGGCACTCGCCAGCGGCAAGGCGGCGCTGGCACCGGCGCCAGGGCGGCCTGCTGGCACCGCCGCCCGCACGGTGGTCTTCAGCCCGACCTTCAATATCGACGGCGCGATGGACCCGATCGCCGTCGGCAAGCAAATCCAGAAGGTTCTGCTGAACCTGAAGCGGCACGGCGGCGGAAACATCGATCTGGGATTGGGGGGCTCGTGACGCGGACGACCGTGCAATGCGGGTTTGGGTATGCGCCGATGGACCCGGGCGTCGTGTGGACGGACATCACACCGTTCGTAAAGATCGGCGGTGGGGGGAGTATCTCCATCACCCGGGGTGCGGCGGACGAGCTCGCGGACACGCAGGCGGGCACCCTGTCCCTGCCGCTGGACAACCGGGACGGCCGCTTCACCCCGGGCCTTGCGACGTCGCCGTACTACCCGAACGTCAAGCGCAACTGCCCGATCCGCGTCATTACGACCGTCCTCGGTGGGATCAACTATCTGACTCAGCCGGGCTTCGAGACGGCCGACCACGGCTGGACAGCTGGGAGTTCCGCGCCGGCATCGGTGGGTCTGAACACGACGCACGTGAAGTCGGGCAGTCAGGCTCTGCGCATCGGCTGGGCGGCCACGGGCACGGGCGGCGTGGTCGAGTGCGCGGTGTACGGGCTGACGATCGGCGCCGTCCACACCGCGTCGGTGTACGTGTGGGTGCCGGCCGGTGACCCGGCGGTCCGCCTCGACATCGACGGCACGACCGTAGGCAGCGCATCCACGCTGACCGGCCAGTGGCAGCGGATCTCGGTGACGTGGACGTCGACGGCCGCCAGCCATACCGTCCGCATCACCACGAACACGACGTCGCCCACACTCGGTGACTTCGTGTGGCTGGACGAGGCGCAGGTCGAACAGGCCGCCACGGCGTCCATCTGGTCGTCGACCGCAGCCACGGTGCACCACCGCTTCTACGGCATGGTCACGTCGTGGCCCATGCAGTGGGGCGGCCTCCACTCGACCGTCGCCCTCACGGCCAGCGACATGTTCAAGCTGTTGGCGCGTCGGCCGCAGCTCGGGCCGATGCTCGTCGAGGAGGTGCTCTCCGAGGGGGCGGTCGTCTACTATCCGCTGTCCGAGCCGGAGGAGTCCACGTCGGCCGGCGACCAGTCGGGCAGCGCCTTTCCGGCGTTGACGATCCAGCAGGCCGGTGTCGGCGGGACGCTCACCTTCGGCCAGGGCATCGGCCCGCCCAGCGATGGACTCAGCACACCAGTGTTCACGCCTGCTTCCTCCACCGGGGGGAAGTACCTGTACACCGACCTGCAGATCCGCGGCCTGACCACGGACGGGTCGACCGGCGAGCCAGCGACCAGTGGAACGCAGATCTTCGAGTGCTGGTTCTCCACGTCGACCAGCGGCCGCACCATGCTGGCATGGTCGGACAACGCCCCGACGGCGCTGTCGATGTCGATCCGCTTCGGCCTCGAGTCTGGCACCGGGAAGCTCCGCATCGTCGAACGTCTCTTCGGCTCCGACACGGCCATCGTCGCCGCCACACCGAACTTGGCTGATGGCGCGGTGCACCACATGGTGTGGATCGAGTCCGGCTCCTGGGTGTACGTCGACGGGGTGCTCTACTCGGTCGCCACCTCGTCCAGCTACACGGGCTTGCGGCAACTCAGCGTCGGCGGCTTCCAGAGCACTGAGCTGTGGTCGGGCTCCATCAGCCACGTCGCCGCGTATGTCGCCACCGGCGGCATCCCGTCGGTCGCGAGCGTCGTCGAGCACTACACGGCCGGGACGACCGGGCACTCCGGCGAGTCCTCGTCCACCCGGATCGCGCGCCTCGCCTCGTATGCCGACATCACCGAGGTGACCACAGCCGGCACCTTTTCGTCGGTCGCATCGCAGGGCGAGCTCGGGTCGACCCCGATGGCCCACATGCGCGATGTGGAGAAGACCGAGGGCGGCAAGCTGTTCTGCGATCGCAGCAGTGCGGCGCTCGTGTTCCAGGGGCGGACGGTGCGCTACAACCCGGTGCCCGCACTGTCCATCGCCTACAGCGACCTGGAGACACCAGGCGTCGAATTCGCCGACGATGACCAGAAGCTGGTTAACCGGGTCGTTGGCTCCCGGCCGGGCGGCGCCACCCAGACTGTAGAGTCCGCCGCGTCGATTGCCGCCTACGGGCCGTACCAGCAGGATCTCGACATCCTGAAAGTCACCGACGCCGAAGTGCTGGACGCGGCGCACTGGACCGTCATCCGGTACGCCGACCCACTGCCGGAACTGCGGCAGCTCCCGGTTATCGCCAACACGTTGTCGACGGCCACGTACCGGGCGCTCCTCGACGCGGACATCAGCACGGTGTTCACCGTGCCGGGTCTGCCTGCCGAGGCGCCGGCGTCCACCGTGTCGGTCACTGTCGAGGGCTACACGGAGAACATCAGCGAGCAGCAGCACGCGATCGACTTCCACACGAGCCGCTCGGACACGGACAGCGTGTGGGTCCTCGACGACCCGACGTATTCAGTCCTGGGCTCCACCACCCGCCTCGCCTACTGAAAGGGGCCTCGTGTCCATTCCCGTTGTGCGGGCGGAAGACTTCTACCTCCCCCCGCCGCACATTCCCGCCGACGCCTGGACCGCGGTGCCCGCCGCGGAGCTCGTGTTCCTCTGGGTGTCGCACCGGCTGCAGCGCACCACCGTCGCGCCGCAAGGATTCGTCATCGGGCAGGCCGGCTTCGCCCGGATCAACCACAACAGGTGGATCAGCGACTGCCCATGCGGCTCGGCCCAAGTCGTCTCGCCCACGGACCAACGCATGGCGTGCACCGAGTGCGGACTCGGCTGGCGAACCCTCACCTTTCCCGAGGATCCTGCCGCGATCGAGGCGAGCATCGAGCACCTGCTGCCGCACGAGAAGAACTGGTGGCACGACGAGGACCCGGACGCCCCACCCCCGCCGGTTGTGGAGCCGGAGCCGCCCGTCGAACCCGAGCCGCCGATCGAAGGGGGAGTCTGATGGCGTTCACGCCCCGCACCTGGGTGGTCGGCGAAACCGTCACCGCCGCGCTCATGAACCAAGAGGTGCGCGACGGGTTCACCGCCACCTACCAGGAGACGATGGCCTGGACGCCGCTGTCCAGCCTCGGCTCGTTCGCCACGAACTTCAGCGCCGGCACGCGCGTTCCTCGCATGCACAAGTTCCGGCTGGGCGGCATCGAGGTGTGGGAGTTCGACGGGACGATCAACACTTCATCGTTCCCCGCGAACGCGGACCACACCATGTTCACCCTGACCGCCGGCCACCGGGTCGCGTCGGAGCGGGTGTTCCCTACCGGCGCCGCCCAGTCAGGGCGTTACGCGGTCAGGCTGAGCTTCACCAGCGCAGGTTTGATAGTCGGCTCTGTGCCCACCGCGGCCGGGGGAACCACGTCCATCATCTGGCTCGACGGGGTCAGCATCACCGAACCGCTCCGCACCTGACCACGGCTCGCCCGCTTACTGCCCCGCAGCGTCGGGGCTTTTCTCATGTCTGGAGGGCCGATGGCCACACCACTGTCTGCCGATCGGCTGGTCGCCGCGCTCCGTGCCGAGGGGCTGCGCGTGGTCGAGCACCGGTCGTGGCGGACGCACAACCGCAACCACAAGGGCTCGTGGGGGCCGGTGCACGGCGTGATGATCCACCACACCGTCACCTCGGGCACGGCCTCCTCGGTCGAGCTCTGCTACAACGGCCACTCGACACTCCCCGGCCCGCTCTGCCACGGCGTCATCGCCAAGGACGGCACCGTCTACCTCGTCGGCAACGGCCGCACGAACCACGCCGGGAACGGCGACGACGACGTGCTCCAGGCCGTCATCGACGAGCGCGACCTGCCCGCCGACAACGAGGCCAACACCGACGGCAACCGGCACTTCTACGGCTTCGAGTGCATCAACCTCGGCGACGGCAAGGACCCCTGGCCCGCAGTGCAGCTGGCCGCGATCGAGAAGGCCGCCGCCGCGCTCTGCCGCGCACACGGCTGGTCCCAGCGCTCCGTCATCGGACACCTCGAGTGGCAGCCCGGCAAAATCGACCCGCGCGGCTTCGGCATGGACTGGATGCGCGGCCTCATCCGAGACCGCCTCGCCGGTGACACCACCACACCCGCACCCGCCGCCCCGTCCGAGGAGGACGACGTGTCTGCTTTCGACGTGTGGGCGTACAAGGGCACCGGCGAAACCGCCGACGCCTACGCCTACCTGCGTACCACCGCCCGCAACGTGGCCGGCTTGACCGCGAAAATCGACGCGCTCACCTCGGTGAACACGAAGCTCGTCGACGCGGTCGCCAAGCTCGCCGCCGACCTCGGCGACCTCGACCCCGCGACCATCGTCACCGAACTCCGGCAGGCCATCGAGTCCGTCGAAGTCCGCCTCGACGTCCCGGAGGCTGGCACGCCGTGATCCTTAACCTGACGCCGCACCCGATCCGCCTGTACGCGGATGAACGCGAGGACGGCATCGACGACCTCGAACCGCACCTGCGCGAGGTCATCGAACCCGAGCCGGTACCCGCCCGCCTCGCGACCATCGAGCTGGGCGGCGGCATCACTTTCGAACTCGTCGAGTTCGGGCACGCCCAGAACCTGCCGCCCAAGCGAGACGGCTACCAGTACATCGTCTCCCTCGTCGTCGCCCTCGCACTCGCCGACCGACGCAACGACCTCCTCGTCCCGTACCGCGAAGTCCGCAACAGCAGCGGCACTGTCATCGGCTGCCGGTCATTCGCGCAGCCCGTCTGAACAGAACGGACCACCACCATGAAGATTTTCGGACGTGAGCCGGCGCTCATCATCGCCGCTGTCTCGGCGGGCCTGAGCCTGCTGGTCTCCTTCCAGTTCGGCCTGTCCGGCGAGCAGGCGGGCGCGATCGTCGCCGTCGTCAGCGCAGTGTTCGCCGCGGCCACCGCCGCGGTCACCCGACCCATCGCCCCTTCGGCGTTCACCGGCCTCGTCGCCGCCGCAGTTGCACTGCTCGCCGCCTACGGCCTCGAGGTCAGCCCCGAAACCGTCGGTGCCCTCAACGCTGGGGTGCTCGCCTTCCTCGGCCTCGTCACCCGCGGGCAGGTGTCCCCGACGCCGGCCAAGTCCCCCGTCTCTGGGGTATAGGTGAGGTGCCGTCTGCTGCGGCGGCTGCAGCGTAGGCTCGGTCGCCGCGGCGCGTTCCTCCTGTGCTTCGGCACCGTGTGGGGGCTCATCGGCTACGGCCAAGTCACGTCCCCGCAGCCCGACCAGCGTGCCCTCAAACTGCTGCTGGACATCATGCCCCTCAACGCGTGGGGCTCGTGCTGGCTCGCGGCCGGACTGATCGCAGTGGCATCCGCGTGGATGCCACAGGGCTGGGACTGGCCGGGGTTCCTCGCCCTCCCGATGATCGTCCTGCCGTGGTGTTTCGCCTACCTCCTGGCCTGGTGGCCACTCGGTATTTTCCCTAGGGGGTGGATTGCGGCTGCTCTGTACGGCGCGCTCGCCATAGGGATCTTTGTAGTGGCCGGCTGGCGTGAGCCGCCCCGGCCCAAGAGAGCGGAGCCTCCCTATGAATGCTGACTCCTACATCACGTTGGGAGCCACGGTGGTCACCGGCGGATTCGCCGCCTGGGGCGCACGGTCAGCACGCAGGACGAAACGTGACCACCGGCGGGACGACTTCACCGCAGTCACCGAGCAGCAGGGCAAGGCGATCGAGCGGCTGGAAAGGCGAATAGCCCTACGGGAGCAGGAGGCCGAACGTCTCGGCCAGCGGATCACCGACCAGGACGCGGCGATCGATTGGCTTCGCGGCCGGCTGCGTGACCTGGTCGGCTACATCCGCACCCGTGGGGAGGAGCCGCCCGCCGCACGTCCTATCCCGGAGCGCGCGGCCCGTATCCTTAACGGCATCGACGTGTGAGAACTGGAGTTCTAGTGCCTGACTTGGAGTCCCCGACCGCGCGCCCGGTGCAGCGGCGGGTGGATGAGGCTGCGGCGGATGCGGGCACGCTCGCCGACATGGGCGTCATCGAGGAGCAGCCGATCCCCACGCCGTCTATCGCTCCGTTCCTCGAGCCGTCCTTCCCTCCGCCGGACGAGCCGGCCGGACCGGAGGATCCTTCCTGACGAAGCCCCTCTCGCCTTCGGGCGGGAGGGGCCTTTTTCTGCGCCAAGTTGAGGCGTAGCACTCTCGATAACATGCCATATCGCGGGCGAAAAAACGGTACAATTAGCCATGGCCGAATACGCAGATGAGATCTACGACGAAGACGTCTGTCGCGCCGCCAGATATATCGGCGTTCCTGACAGCTACAGCGGCAGCAGCCTCTGTGGTTGCTCCACCTGTCGCGAGTACGTAGCTGAGCGGGAAGCCGAGGACGAAGTATGAGTAGTTTGTCGGACGTAGCGTCGAGTTGCG